AGACAGTTGTGGAGTCAGCTCCTGAACCAGTAGTAGAGCAAGTCGTAGAGCCAGTAGTAGAGCCAGTTACTGAACCAGTTGTGGAGACAGTTGTGGAGTCAGCTCCTGAACCAGTAGTAGAGCCAGTTGTTGAGACAGTTATTGAGCCAGTTGTGGAGACAGCTCCTGAACCAGTAGTAGAGCAAGTCGTAGAGCCAGTTGTTGAGTCAGTTGTTGAGCCAGTTGTGGAGACAGTTGTTGACTCGGTTGCAGAGCCAGTAGTAGAGCCAGTTGTTGAGACAGTTGTTGACTCGGTTGCAGAGTCAGTTGTTGAGTCGGTTGTTGAGCCAGTTGTTCAGCCTCTATCAGAAATAATTATAGATATTGATATTGATAATGAAAAAAAACTACCCGTAAATGTACAACCCAATGTAAGACATGTTGAATATTCCCCTTTATTCCAATCAAGAGTAAATGTAGTTAAACAGACAAAGAGAAATTTCATGCAATCACTTTTTAGTCCATTTTTATAATTTTTAGAAATATTGGTTTCCTTGTATTGTCAACGTATTATGCTAATTTGTAATAAATTCTTTGTTTATATTAATGTGGTACTTAATTTTTATTTGTCTTTTACATTTTTTTTACACAAATCCTCTTGAAAAAGTATACTTTTCATATAATTTAAATCATACAAATCGTCCAATAGAAACCTGTGATAACAAAAAATACAATTGGTGTAATGGATTTCCATCAGGACATGCAGAAATTTCTACTATCATTTGTGGTTATTTATTATACTGTAATTTAATTTCAGTACCAATAGCTGCATTAATCATTGTCATAGTATGTTCTCAGAGATTACTCACACATATGCATTCATTCAAGCAAGTCACGTATGGTGTATATTTTGGAATTATTTATTCATACTTTTATTGGATGAGTGGTTATTCATTTTATTCATTGATATTATCTTTGATATGTACATTTACATATCTTATAATTATATACAGTATTGTTGAAAGATATTTGAATGAACCAATTCCAGATTGGGTAGATCCCATAATGTATCCAAAAATGAAAGAAAAGAAAAATGTAAATCTATTTCTTAAACTATCAACAATAAAAGTATGTGTTACACATCACGACTGGGCTACATTTAAACATTGGTATGATATAGAAAAAATGTTAGATAAAGCGATTGATAAAATAAAAGAAACAAATGTGGAGTATGATGCAATTATCGGAATCAAGACTGGTGGAGCAATTGTTTCCGATTATATTTCAAAAAAGTTAAATATAAAAAATTACAAAATTAAAGTGTCTAATAAAAAAATGAAGGTAAACAATGTAGTCGTTGCACTTCAACGCAAAATGTTCAATAAAAATGAATATTCAGTTGATGATGACGATGCTGTATTAGAAAAAGTACGAAATAAAAATGTAATCATAATAGACGAAAGTACATATACAGGCGTTACTATGGATGTTGCCATCAAATATTTTGAACCCCATGTGAACACCATATATCCAATTGTATTGAATGGAACCGGATACACACTAAGTGATGTTAAAAAAGTAGATATGGTAGATAAAAATTACTTATCAATCTGGCCGTGGGGATATGACAATTAATATATTATAACTATATATGAAAATTATAATATATGCAACACATTCATATGGTACATATGAAACATTAAAAACGCATCCCGATATAGTGATATTGGGTTTTGGGACAAAATGGAATGGGTTTATTGAAAAAGCAAGAACTATATATGATTATTTAAATACATTACCTGAAAATGAATTAGTAGTTATTCTAGACGGGTTTGATTCTTATATTAAAAGAACAAGTGGGCTTGAACAAAAATTTGAAACTATGAATTGTAAAGTGTTAGTTTCCTTACACAAATCATCTCTTCCAAAAACAATAGACGATTATGTTGCAAAAAGAATATTTGTTAGTTGTAAAGATAATTTTATTGCAAACTCCGGTCTTTGCGTGGGATATGTAGAATATTTGAAGGTAATGTGGAGAGAAATAGTGAATGGTCCATCCAATGATGATCAGAGAAATTTAAATCTGGCTTGTACGAAATTCCCTTTTTTGAAAATAGATATACACAATGTAATATTTCAAAATTGTGCAAACATGAGAGAAGTTCATCAGTCATCCGCTTATTTTTGTCAAATGCCCGGTACCATCACACTCAGTAGATGGGTAAGAGGACTACACGAATATTATGAATATTTCATACCAGAAATAGTTGGAATCATTATTTTCTTAACTATAATTGCAAAACGCAAATCTATATTTAAGTTATTGAAGAATTTAAATAAATCATAATTATACTATATATATGAATACCGATGAAAGACTCAAGCTCCATGAACTTATTAAAGAAGGTAATGTGCAAGACAATACAAATAATATTAGAAAATTGCGACACAGCGGCCAATTAAAGAAGGATGTAATGACAATTAAAATGATTACATCGCGAGCGGTATGCTTGGAATATGAACACCTAGATGATTCATGTCGTCCGTATTGCAAATTTATTTTTGAGAATTACAAAAATATCTATCAGCGTATGTTAAAAGGACAAATTAATTTTGGTATTCTAGACAAATTTTTAGATTGCTTGGAGACAATTGAAAACGGTACCAAAGATCAACACGAGGCATCTTATGAAATTGGTACATTGTTAAAATCAATGTATATTGATCCAAAGATATACGAAGAACCTGAGAGAAGAAATGGCATTGATATTGATTGGAATGAATATAAAAATAAAATACTAAATTAAGTAATGAAACTAATTCTGGTTATCGTTGAATCACCTTCCAAATGCTCAATCATTGAGAAATATCTAGGAAAGGGGTACAAGGTAATTGCAAGTCAAGGTCATTTTCGGTCTCTCCATAAGTTAGAACAAATTAATGTAGAGACCCTTGAAGTAAAATACACGAATGATAAGCCTAAAATTGTTAAAATGTTGAAGGAAGAGTGTGAAAAGGCGGATGAAGTTATATTAGCAACCGACAATGATAGAGAAGGTGAGGCGATCGCGTGGCATATATGTCAGATATGTAAATTGCCTCTTACTACAAAGCGTATCTTATTTCAAGAGATCACAGAGAGAGCATTAAAGAAGGCAATAGATGAACCAACTATTATAAACATGAATCGTGTTTTCTCTCAACAGTCCAGGCAAATTATTGATCTCTATATTGGGTTTAAAATATCACCATTATTATGGAAACATATACAACATAAATTGAGTGCGGGGCGCTGTCAAACTCCGGCATTGCGTATCATATACGATCAGGAATTGTTAATTGAAAATCAGTCTTATGAAAAATGTTTCTCAGTATATGGTTTATTTACATCTAATAACATTGAATTTAAAAACCAAAATATGACTGAAGTGGAACCTTTTTTAGAAAAATGCAAGGGGCATATATTTTCATTGAAGAAAGGTACTCCAAAAAATATAAAGGAGGAACCGCCCAGCATACTCATTACATCTACATTACAACAACGAGCGAATCAATCCTTGGGTATGTCTCCAAAAAATACAATGCGTAATGCCCAGACGCTATACGAAAAGGGACTTATCACATATATGCGTACTGACACTCCTTATTACAGTGAAGATTTTTTAAAAAAGGTTGAAGAATACATAACAAAGCATCATGGCGCAGAATATGTTGGTACTGTAAAAAATACAGAGAGTAAAACACATGAAGGTATTCGTGTAACCAATTTATTTGTTCAAAGTATAGATGTAGAACCGAGTGTAAACAAATTATATGATTTTATATTCAAGCATACACTGAAATCATGCATGAGTTCATATACTGGTATAGTGACACCTTATATATTGGACTATGACTTTACTTATCTCTCTACTAAGACGATACATAGTGGGTGGAAATGTTTATACAAAGAAAAAGAAAAGGACTGGGGAACATATCTAGACTATTTAGATAAAGTCAATTATAATGTTATTTATGCAGAAGAAAAGATAAAGAGTCAAGAGTTTCATTATAATGAAGCCCAGCTTATACGTAAATTGGAAAAGCAAAATATAGGGAGACCATCCACATTTACAAATATTGTTGAATCTATTGAAAAGTATACTGATAAGGGAAAAGTACGAGGCAAATCAATACCTTTAACGCAGTATGAATTAAAAGACACTGTTACTATCTCTCATACAGACAAACAAATAGAGGAGGATAATAAATTATCTATAACGCCGTTGGGTAAACAAGTGGTTGAATTCTGCAACAAACATTTTGATTCACTCTTTGATTACAAGTACACCGAGAGAATGGAACAACAATTAGATTTGATAGAACAAGGAGCACTTTGGAAGCCCATTGTATTTGAATTTATAAAACAAGTTGATTCTGTATTACAAGTAGATGCACCCAAAATGTCGTATAGATCTCTCCACTGTGGCTTTTGGAAGAATAATGTGATGGTGATAAAGGATGGACCCTACGGGTATTATTTGGAATATAAAAAAGAAATAGTATCATTAACAAACTGTCCGATAAACATTAATGATATTATAGACAATCAGGAAATTACAGAAGATCAAAAGAGAGAAATAATGTTATATCTTCAAAGAAAAGATGGACTCAAATTGAACGAAAACATCAGTATTAGAGAAGGACCAAGAGGATATTATGTATTTTATAAGAAACCATCTATGAAAAAACCAAAATTTTATAATTGTGATGAAGTCATTGAATTCATAGAATCAAGGGAAAAAGATAAATTATTGGATTATGTACAAAAAAAATATAATCTTATATAGTATGTCTTCTATTCCAAATTTAAATAAGCTATTCAACGATATCGTGAACGAAGAAAATATCAAACTAGTAGAATGGTTATTTTTGGGGTTTATATTAATAGGTCTTATCATCAAGATATTCTCTTTCAATATACACAATAGTTTAACTCAAGAAGAAATACGCGCTGGTGCCAAGCCAGTTGGGCCAGCAACCGGTGCTATTTGGGGATATTCTATCGTATTATTTGCAACATTAGGATTAATCTTTATATCCGTGAATCCACAAAAAGAAAGTTACGACCAGATTGAAAATATACCACTAAGTATGTACGCAATCGTTGTTCTATTAGCTTGGTCTATTGTATTGAATTTTAGATTTTACGATAAAATAAATAAAACATTAGATATGCCTTACCAATATGATTTGTGGAATAATTGGTCACTTATTACGATTATTATGTTGAGTATATTTAGTGTATTAGAATATCTAATTAATACATTACATAATCCTGCTTATAATAGTTTGAAATCACAGCTTAAATTATTTACAATCGTAGTATTCTTTTCTGGTATAATTGTCATGGGAATACAAGATACTATATTGAACAACTTTTTAGTTGATGGTTAATTTACTCGTTATGCCGATATGAGTATCTGATTCCCATATACCCGATATTCTTAAAACTACGAATGTATTTGTATTTGTCGTGTTATATACCAATTTATTTACAAATTTATTGAAAGAATACATTATTTTTTTCTTTGTTATATTATTAAAATTATCTAGTAATTCTGTTTCAAATGTTTTCAATCTTTCTAGAAATATTGGGTCAATAGAGAATGATACCTTATATATAAAATTTTCCTTATTGACGTGCAGATCCTTTACATCTACTTTTAATATTATAGTATTGAGAGTAAACATTTCAATATTATATAATATTTTATAAAAGTTTGTATAATGTGATATTTTATTTTGTATTGGTTTATAAAATGATATTTTATTTATATCAATTGTCTCAATATCTAGACATATGTTCATAATATATTACTAGTTGGTTTATATTTAAATATCATTTGTATATTTTAATAATGTTTACGTCTTATTTAAAAATAAAAGAAGATTTTGTAGATGATGTGGGATTTACAAACATTATTTTGTTTGGACCAGAAAACTCTGGAAAATATACACAGGCACTACATATTGCAGAAAAATATAGTAACTCCAAATTAAAATACAGTAGAAAAACAGAAATTGATATAAATGGAGAGAAACTATACTTTAACATAAGCGATATTCATTTTGAAATAGATTTTGAATTACTAGGAACAAATGAAAGTACAATATGGTTAGAGTACATTGCCAATATAAAATGTATCATAGATACTATACAAAAAGGATTTATTATCTGTAAAAATTTTCATTGTATCAAAGATGAACTACTTTCTATTTTTCATACGTTTATGAGAGATCCTAGATTGAAATTTATTATATTGACGAAACATGTTTCATACTTGCCAAAATGTATCAAGGATAAATGTGTCATCTATAATTTAAAGGGTAGAGATATAAAATCATATTCGTTTCAATACATTACAGTATGTGATAAAATAGTTGATTTTATACAACGTGAAGAGAAAAATTTATCTGAATTGAGGGATTTTTTGTACCAATTGTTAACTTATAATTATGATATACATGAATGCATTCGTTACATATTTTTTGAATTAATACGAAAACATTTTATTACAAAGGAAGATATTCAGCCTCAATTTGAAAAAATGATCACAACATTGAAACATTATAACACAAATTATAGACCCATTTATCATTTAGAATTACTGATCATGAACTTTTTTGTGTGATTTATATGTCCAGAATATGTATTATTTTTTGTAAATATCAAATTTATACCAATGACATTAAGTTTAATATTTCTCTCATTGAATACCTGTGACTGAAACCATTCATTTTGTCTTGTTACTCGTGAGCGAAACCATTTAGTTTGTATGGACTCTTCGTTTTTTAATTTATTAAATGCACCTAACTTTATAGTATTGTTGTGAAAAATGTATAACATATCGTCTAATACTACATTACATTCTGTATCACAATAATAACAGTCTCCTATATTATTCCACATTCCTGCTCCATTTACCGACATACCATATATTATCTCTCTTGGACCGTAATATACTCTTGCTCTTGCATGTATTGCATCCTTACTTAGTTGAGAGAAATCAATTGACTGTAATAATCGTACATCTGGCCTACATTTCATATAATATTCGTAGTCTAATTGATGATCACTAATAAAATCACATATTTTACTAAATTGTTTCTTTGTATTTATTATTTTATATTTAAACGTGATAACATCTTCGTAATTATGAAAATCATTCTCGTTGGATATACCACAATAATCTACATCCAGACCATTTAAATATTGTTTTAGTATTTTTACATTGTTATAATGTACCTTGTCTAATTTATGTGAACTAATGATGACCAATATACGCATATAAGTATTTGATAATATTTATATGCAATAAAAATGTATTAATATTTATGATTTATTATTTATGATTTATGATTTATGATTTATGGCTTCTTCTTGGATACCTTTTCCTTCTTGACCGGAGGAGCATCTTCCACGACTACATTTTCAGGCTCAGACGCAGCTTGTGACTGCGGCTGGCTTGGTGGAGCTGATTCGCCGTCGCTGTCATAAGTCGGCTCCGTTAGAGTTGCATCTACCTTAAGAGGCGGTTGATCATCCAACTTAATGTGGCACTGGCCCTTGGGAAGACTCAGGGCTGGTTTTACTACTCCCTGGTACAACTTCCATGTTACACCAAACTTACCATTTGCAAACCAGAGACCACCGCACATGATGATGCATGCAATTTCACTGCCCTTTGGAATGAGCTGTTCCGGAGAATCTCCTGATTCATTTGGAAGTAGCTTATTATTTTGTGTATCAAACAGATCAAACTTGTATTCACCAGACCAAACAGGAAGCTTCACTTTTAGTGTTGGTGTACGACTCTTATCAGGCTCTCCAGTTGACTGATTCTTGGGGTACTTCAACATTGGGCTGAATAGAGCATCCACTACATCTTCTGACATAGACGCCTTGCCGAACCAATCGCGCGAATTCTTACGAGCATCTTCCTTGATCTTATTTTCAAAATCAGTTAGTACTTGAAGAAGTTGCTGAATCGCAGGATTACTGAATTCCTCGCGAGGAAACTGCAGGCTAATATCATAACTCTTACCGTTTGGATTATCGTATGCATTTGCACCCCACGTCATCATGAGTGGAGTGTTCAAGTAGAGCGCCTTACGAGACAATGTATTGAGAATACCTACGCTTTTTCCACCAACGGCATTTGCCTTTGGCTTGGTGTAAAGCATGTGCTGAGCTGGCACGAATTCAGAAGCGGATACAATCATAGAAGCCATTTAGTTACTATATAATGAGCAATAATCTTTAAATCAATTTTTTTTTAATTCATTACAGGTGCCAAAAAAACTTGCAAAATCAATTGATTTTAAATCAATATAAGATTTTATAAGTAATATATAAAATGACGAAAATGATTTCTACATATAGCGACTATTCAAAACTCCGAAATTATGATTACACGATAAATGATCTAAAAGACATCTACTTACGATTTAAAATTAAATGGAAACAGAAACGAAAAAAGGAAATTGTAGAAGATTGCTATCTACATTTAAAGCATCATTTTTTTGCATCAAAAATAAAACGTTTTCTATCAAACCGTTTTATAAAAACATTTAATAAAACACAGGGCCCTGCAATACTCAAGAGAGACATGTGTAATAATGTGGAAGACTTCTTGACAACCGAATCCATGAAAGAAATTGATTATTACTTCTTTTTGAGTTATCGTGATACAGATGGCTTTGTATATGGATTTAACATTATTTCTATTTACAATTTGATTGTCAAGAAGGATACCAAGAATCCTTACACCAGGAATGAATTCTCTATGGAACTAATAGAAATGGTTATTAAACGCATAGAATACAATCGTATATTGAAAAAAGTAAACCATGAAATTAGCCCGATTCAAATGTCTGCAAATAATAAATTAATATCTCTCTTTCAGAAAATAGATCTTTTAGGAAATTATACGCAAGTAGAATGGATTATCAATTTAACACCGTTTTACATTAGGCGTTTTATTTTAGAATTGTACGATATTTGGGATTATAGATCTCAGTTATCAAAAGAAATGAAAATTAATATTTGTCCTCCAGTAGGATATCCTTTTAAAGATATTCCATTACATGTTATTCAAAATAATAATAACGTATCAACTGATAATTTAAAAAATTATTGTGCGATTATTATTAATCAATTAATCAATTCATCTTCAGAGAGAGAGAATCAAAGTTTGGGTGCAATATACGTGCTATCCGCTTTAACATTAGTAAATCCTAATGCGGCAGAATCAATGCCTTGGTTGTACCAATCTGTTTTATAAAATTAAATATATTATTAAGACCAAAAATGAATATAAAAAGAACTCTATTTACTATGTATAAAATGTCCACTGCTACTAAGACTCCTAAGGCAAAGAAGGCGACCAAGGTTGAGGCACCTCCTGCTCCACCAGCACCTGTTTCAACTCCTGCACCTGAGGCTCCTGCGGATAACGCAGTCGTTCCTCTTTCTTCGGACACTCCACTCAGCGAGCTCTTCGTTACTGTCAACAAGACTCTTCATGATCTCTCCACTGCTCTTGCGTTGGTAAAGAGCGAGGTCCGATCTCTTGAGAAGCATGTTACCAAGGAGCTCAAGACTCTTGATAAGCTCAACGCCAAGAAGAACAAGAACAAGGGCAATCGGGCACCAAGCGGGTTCGTCAAGCCCACCAAGATCAGCGCTGAGCTCGCTGACTTCCTCAGCAAGCCTCACGGTACTCTTATGGCCCGCACGGATGTCACCAAGCAGATGACCACCTACATTCGCGCCAACAGTCTTCAGGACAAGGCAAATGGCCGAATCATCCTTCCTGACACCAAGCTCCGAAAGTTGCTCAAGCTTTCCGACAAGGACTCGCTCACCTACTTCAATCTCCAGAAGTACATGTCCCCTCACTTTGAGAAGTCGGTGTAAATATTGATATATGAATAATACATAATAAACATTTTGGCTTATTAGCTCAGCTGGTTAGAGCGCACGACTGTTAATCGTGAGGCCGACGGTTCGATCCCGTCATGAGCCGCTTAGAAATAATATTCTTCAAAAACTTAAAGCTACTTGAAGAATATTATTAATGGATTATTTAAAACAATGCAAAACATACACAAAAGAGATTGTATTTGTATGTGACTGTACTACGATTGAAGAATTCAACAAATATTTTTATTATTTGTTACATCTATGTATAAAAAATAAAGTAAGATTATATTATTTAACCGGTACACCATTTGATCAGTATGTGGATGAAACATTTCATTTATCTCTCGTACAACACGAACTACATTTATATTCTATAAATCATCTCTCGTCTATGTTGGATGGAGTATTATATGTAGTTAAGCCGCAGTTAATGTTGAATATAGATATTCCTATTTATATATATGACTTATGTGTGCCCTATATGCGCGATTCACCCTAGTGCTCATTCATTAACTCAGTACGAGAGAGTATATTACACTTGTCCATCAAAAGCAAAAAGATATAACGATACCTTAGGAATTATAAATCACTATGAAGGAGTCTTAGGAGAGATAAATGAACCGTGGACTTGGGTATTTGATGGGGATGGGTTTAACTTGGAACATTCTATGCAAATAGACCTTGGTATTAAATTGGCAGGTGTTATATCCAAATATAGTGATCACTTAGAAAAAATAATAATCATCAATCCAACCATATATGTTTCTTCCATATACGCAGTATTGTATCCTTTTATGAATGACAAAATGAAACAAATCATTGAATTACAAAATTGATTCACGACTATATTATATCTAATTATCAAAAATGGACGTCTATAATTTTCTCTCTATCGTTTACAATGCGTACAAGCCAACTGACACTGCAGCTATTTTACACCAAAATGTATATAGTCGCGAATCATTCAATGGACTTATCATAGAGAGTTATTGTGGAATATTTTGTAATAAAATAATAACACGCTTCGGAAATATAAGAGTATCTGATTACGCTACTAGTAAAGAATATCAGACAATAGATGCATATATTAAGTCTAGAATTACTTATAAGAAGATTATTGAAGTTGAAAGTGGCAACTATGGACCATTCTATCTAGTCACACATATTGACGGCATCCCTGTTGAAAATGATTGTGTAGATGGTATTAATAGTAAAAATTACTATCAATACATAAAAAATAATCCTAGTGGTAGAACTCAATATCCTGAATATATTACAGATATTATAAAACAAGGCTTGGTGAAAGACAACTCTGGCATTATTGACCGTTTGTTAGTTGAACCAGAATATTACTCAGAAGCGGTTAAGCTTTTGATTCAAGATCTACCAAATTCAAAATATTTTCAAGTATTAGATGAAAATATATACTATCATGTATTTGGATTATTGGCTCGTAAAAAGTTATTATAAAATTGATATGTATATTATATATTTTTATTCATCAAAAATGGACGTCTTACACTTTCTCTCTATCTGTTACAAAGCATACGATGGGTCTGATTTAAACACACTCGTATCAGACGGTGTATCACCTAAAGAAATGTTCAATGGCATTATCATAGAAAGTTATTATGGTATATTTTGCTCACAAATAATTACTCGTTTTGGAGTAATTCGTGTTTCACACGGGGGTATGGCAAAAGATATTAGTGTCATTGATAAGAAGATACAATCAAGAATTACTTATAAAGAAATTATTAAAAAAAATATTGCCCTATTAAGTGGTTGTATCGGACCATTCTATTTAGTTACACATATAGATGACATACCTATTGAACACGATGATGTTGATGGTATTAATATAAATAATTACTATGAGTATGTGAAAAAATTATACAATGCGGATAGCGATTTTCCTGCTTACATTGAAGATTGTATGAAACGTGGTCTTATCAAAGATTCGGGTGGCTACATTGATCGTTTATTGGACGATCCAAGTTATTATCCAGAGGCAGTGTCTGAATTAGTACATGGAATAAAAGACGAAAAATATCGGAATAAATTAGTTAAGGAAATGTATTACCATATATTTAGTTTGTTATATGATAAACGCCTACTACTATTTTAAACCTCTTTACCATTATATATTTGATTCAATTGTCTGCTGACTCGTACAAATGTTGCACACTTTGGTATATCTTTTATTTTTTTTGCTCCCAAATACGTCATACATGACCTTATGCCTCCTTGAATATCCAATATCGTGTGTTCAACCGGTCCTCTGTGTGCAATTTTTACTGTTTTTCCTTCACTTGTCCTATATTTTGCCACACCACCACTATATTTGTTCATTGCAGTAGACGAACTCATGCCATAGAATATTTTGTACATGTTGCCGTTTTCTTCTACAAGATCGCCACCACTCTCATCGTGTCCTGCAAACATTGAACCGCTCATTACAAAATCGGCACCAGCGCCGTATGCTTTTGAAAAATCGCCAATGACTTGCAGACCACCATCGCTTACAATGTGAGCGTCTAACCCGTGAGCCGTATCCGCGCATTCAATCACTGCGCTCAATTGCGGCATACCAATACCGGTTTGTTTGCGAGTAGTACAGCAGCTACCACTTCCAATACCTACCTTGACGATATCTACTTTTCCATTCGTGACAAGTTGTAACACGCCTTCTGACGTACATACATTACCCGCAATCAATATACGATTTGGGTATTTCTCTCTAATTTTTACGCATGTATCTATGAAACGAGACATGTATCCATTTGCCACATCTATGCAAATAAATTTAGGGTCAACAAGTTCAACGATATTATGTAAATTTTCTAGATCTGCGTCATTGATTCCAGTAGAAACTGCAAAATACTCTCTATCTAGACCAGACTCCAATAGATCAAATGCGCTGTGGTATTTATGTAAACAGGTGATTACTTTATGCTGTTGAAGCGCCCTTGCCATTTCTATTGTACCAGTTGTATCCATATTACTTACAATAATAGGTACGCCGGTCCAAGTCTCGTCGGAATACTTGAATTTGACAGTTCTCTCCAAACTGACTTCTGATCTAGATGAGTACTGGCTTCTTTTTGGGAGCAACAATACGTCTGCAAAATCCAATTTAATGTCATCTAGGATCTTCATTATAATTTAGATAAGAAATATATCTAAATCATTTATATAATGATTGAATATTTTTCAGACGAGAGATATATATATTCTATTGGATTCATGTTTGCTTATATTAACATATATACCCCAAAGAAGGTTAAGTTAAATTTAGATGATCTTAAATTTAACTTGGAATATAATAGTTGGGCGAATCAAGTTCGTCCTATTGATGTTCTTAATGATATGAATAACAAAAAATACAAACAAGAGGCTTTGCGAATTAAAAATGCAGATACAAAATATCCTATTATCGTTGATTCTAATTATTTTATATTAGACGGCGTACATCGTTATATAAAACATATCATTGAAAATAAAAAAACAATTCAGGTGTATATATTTGATAAAAAATTAATGAAAAAATTTATTATTGGAAAACGTGGCGAAGAAAATGATTTGCAACTGAATGATTATATAGAATTATTTCATAAGCGTTTCAAAGAGTTACCTATTTAAAACTGATTATCAAATACCGACATATTGCAATTATCTAATGGCTTGTTCATATGTTTGATAAAATCCAATAATTCAGGAGTACGGTGTCTCTGCTTTATAAATTCAAAAAACGGAACTACATTTTCTTTTGCAAATTGTATACCCCCATTATTTTTAAGAAACCATCCCATAGTATCGTCATAATTATAAAATAGTACACTTGTAAGTACATAATAACAAAAGAAATTGGTTTTTTCTCTCAATATTAATTGACCAAACAAATCTTCGTAGGTCAATCCCATTCTATATAATAAATGATTCATTTGTGCAATGCAATACAATCTCTCTAGTTGTATGTTTAATAAAACTATATTCTCAAAATCTTTTTGACTTATTTTATTTGTTACATAATATGAGATGATAGAGAGATTAATTGTTCTTGCCCAATATTCAGTATATGCTTCAAAAAATAAAAAATCACTTTCTATATTGTACAGTTGTTTGAACATTGGTTTATAATCCATATTAGTACTACAAAAATCTAATTCAAAAAAATGAATACACTCGTGTATATATACTTTAAACCATTCTTCTTTTCTATAAATCATGATTTCATTTATATTTGGATCCGTTTGACCACTATTTATATGACTTGAATCTACTGGTATGGTTGGACATACTTTAACAAAATCAGTCAAGAATATTTTGAGTCGCAGTTCATTTTGTTTTTTTAAAGTCGTTTTCATACAAATATGCAGCACTAACTTTATATAAAAAAGATAGTTTTCTATATCTATTTTATTAATGGAATATACATTCAAAACAATATTCGTATTGTCCATTAAGAATTGTGTTCCATAATTATAAAACGTTTGTAGTTTGATAAATTTTAAAATATTTGGCGCAATATAAGGCGAGTTTGATGCATTTATAATTGGTTTATCTATTATTACATTGAACACTTCCTTTTTGTATTTATAACTACGTATTAAATCATAGAGTATTTTAATAAAACCCTTGTTTTTGATATCATAATTTAAATAATGTGAATAATTTTCAAATATATTATTTATATTTTGATTACTCGCCCTTGTTAAAGTTTTTATCATTATAAATAGTTATTATTTTATGGTACGGCATTTTTTAATTTTTTAACGGGTGCCGAAAAGGAAATTCTTTTTGGTTTAGGTGGGCCTTCTGGAGAGGCTGCTCTTTGTGCCGGAGATACAGATCTTTGCACCGGAGATACAGATATTTGTGCCGGAGATACAGATCTTTGCACCGGAGATACAGATCTTTGTGCCGGAGATACAGATCTTTGTGCCGGAGATACTCCTTTGCGTACAGATGGTGGTGGCCTTGGTGGTGATTCTGTTCTTGGTTCAGGTACATCTTCTGCACTTGCTTTACTTGCAGGCTTTGCTTCTGGAGTTGGTTCTGCACTTGGTTTGCTTTCTTTGCTTGAGAATGATTTTACGGGCTTTGCTTCTGGCCTTGGTTCAACTTCTGCACTTGCTTTGCTTGCCTTACTTGTGAATGATTTTGCAGGCTTTGCTTCTGGTGATTCTTCTCTTGCTTTACTTAGAGGCTTTGCTTCTGGTGATTCTGCACTTGCTTTGCTTGCTTTACTTGTGAATGATTTTGCAGGCTTTGCTTCTGGTGATTCTTCTCTTGCTTTGCTTGCAGGCTTTGCTTCTGCACTTGCTTTACTTAGAGGCTTTGCTTCTGGTGATTCTTCTCTTGCTTTGCTTGGTGCTTTGCTTGGTGGAGGCTTGATTGTAGGCTTTGCTTCTATTGGTTCAGTTGGAGAAGGAAATGTATCTTGTACAAATTCCTCCTCTACAGCCGCGCTCACATATAGTGGTTTATTTGCTACATAACGAGGCATATCTTCTAAACTTACACGAATGATAGTGGTTGATTCATTCGGAGTAGACCGAATCATTTCTCTCATATCATCTTCTGATCCATCGCTATTTTCAAATATAAATTTAATATTAAATACCACCTCTAGTACAAGTAAATTGAAGATCCAATTTTCAGCATCTTCTTTGAAAGAATCCAACCACGATTCGTCGTAAGGTTTTTGCCTTTTGAAATTTTTCAAATGAGTCGCTAGTGGGTTGCCTTCCATTCTCTTGGATATCTTCCTTATAACAGTAGCTTGTTCCTTGATGGCAGCAGTCGCATTTGTCACTGGCTTGAGATATCGTTTTAAATAGTCAAAAATGTTATCTGTTTGTACTTCTTCCTTCATTTCGTACTCTACTAAGACTCCAGGTTCATTATAGTAATGATCAAATAAAAGAAATTCTCTCCCTTCAAAGTCTGTCAAATCATATACTTCATCCTTCTTGGAATGTGTCTCATATATTCCTAATTTTGCGGCAACTCTTCCATTTTTGATTACATATACATAACAATAATGTACATCCTTTTTGGTATCACTAATTACTTTACCTGGCGCAATCATGATATCTTTATTAAAGACATTGATTTTATATAAATCTACTTCAAGGCCTTGGTCAAGTTCATACAAATCGTCCAAGGTAGCTTCATACACTTTATCAGTGATTTGCGATTTTACTTGACTACTCATAATATAATAGTATAATATTTGTTTATTTGTATTCTCTAATAATATCTAAAATATCCATGCACTTGAATGATATTTTTTTTGATGTAAACTTTTGTTGAATTTCTAATACATTTGTATATACGGTTTCCATCCTTTCATGAAAAAGGATATAATCAATGCATTCTTTGATGATAATGTGAATATTATTGATATATTCCTCATTATGATCTCCTCCAATTTCTGATTTTAACAAAGTTGTCTGTAGTTTGATACACAGTTCTACTATATTATCTAAATTGCATACGTTCGTTTTCATCAAATTTATAAAAAATAGTAAACTAGATTTGATATGTTCTACGCGTTTGATATAGTTACAATATTCGTCATAGTTTACATTTGGATCCACGTAATTCAACTTGTCTATATCACTTGTGTGAATATCAAAATGTTCTTGGAATACTAAGTAAAATTCGTTATTTTTTGCAATTAATTCAGTATATAATTTAGCAAATATAACAGAATAATATATATTTGAACTTGCTATTTTAAATATAAGCTCGGTGATCTTTTTGATTTCTTCAGTAACATCAATTTTATCAATGATACTAAATAATTCAGTCTTTAATTTTTCATAATTCTTATCCGTTATTTTATTCAACAATTTGAATATTTGGCTAATATCTTCCTTTTTATTGACAATCGTTTTTTTCAAATTTTCCTTAATTGGTATATTCAATATTCTTTTAATTGAATTTATTTGGGCGAGCGCGTGTTCATCAAGAACATGTTTTTTTCTATCCATGTTGATTGATATTTCTAAAAATCTTTCATACGAAATCATTATACTATATATACATATTCGTTCTTTATACAATTTATTTTTAAAGGAATCATATAATGTTTAATTATGATGAACTATTTGATGTAGGTAAAACAACAACAAAATATGACACAGATTATTTTAAATTACCCGTTGAATTAAATGATCATGGAGAGATAAATTCAATTGTTAAGGCCGACCTTGAAATGTCAATAGAGAGTAATATATATAAATATTTATTAGATGATTCTCTATTAATACACAAATGGTCGTCTTTCTATAGTTCCGATAAACACTTTTTGAAAGACACTCAATCCCATATAAAGCGTTATCCAAAAAATGAAACCAGACCCACCATGTTGGAAGAATATAAGCTCTTTAAAGGAGAAAACAACTTTATTGATAGATACCAATACATCAGTTTAAAATTTTTAAAACCATTGAATGAATCTGTATTGTTCTTGCAGTTTTTGAGCATGTTTAATCTGGCAAGCCCCGTATTATCTCTCTTGTCTCCTTTATTTGTATTAGTAGTACCATTCTTGCTATTGAAAATAAGAGGTATCCCTATAACAATCAATGTGTATATTAATATTTTAAAACAACTCATGCAAAAGAATAATTTTTACAATGTATTGACTAATTTTAATTCAATTCCTGCACAACAAAAAATGTCAACTATGGTGAGTTTATTGTTTTACATGTTTCAAGTATATAGTAATGTCATGTCATGCATTACTTTTTATAAAAATACAAATACTATATCCTCATTTATTCAAAACTATAAAGGGCATTTGAAAGATTCTTTGCGACTCATGAACAAGGTACAAATGTCTGTTTCAAAATATAAAACATATACTTCATTTTATAATGAAATAGGAATGCACAAGTTGGTGACAGAGAGATTACTAGAACGCTTTGATTCAGTGTTACCATATGACAATATAGTCACTAAGTTTAGTCAACTTGGACACTTGATGAGCCTGTACTACGATATTTATTTCAATCAAGAATATCACCATACATTTATGTATTCAATATATTTGAATCAATACGATAAGGACTTGACTGCATTGAGCATGTGCGTTAAAGAGAGAAAAATAAATAAATGTAAATACGGTTCTATTACAAAAATAAATGATATGTACTACTTACCACATTTAGAAGATAATCCCGTTAAAAACAATATAGATTTAGAGAAAAATATTATAATTACTGGCCCAAATGCGTCGGGTAAAACTACTATATTGAAAGCATCTATGATTAATGTATTGTTGAGTCAACAGTTTGGCTATGGTTGTTATAAATCTGCAAGAATTAAGATATATCACATGTTTCACTCTTATTTAAACATACCCGATACATCAGGTAGAGACAGTTTGTTCCAGGCCGAGGCAAGGCGATGCAAGGATATTTTAGAACATATTCACAATAACCCTGATAAAAATCATTGTTGTATTTTTGACGAGATCTATTCTGGAACAAATCCTAATGATGCAGTTTTATGCGCAAATTTGTATTTGAAAGGTATCAATCACTACAAGACAAACGTAGATTATATATTAACAACTCATTACATACAATTGTGTGAAAATTTTAACAAAGATAAAAATGTTCAAAATTTAAAAATGAATGTTACCGTAACTGACGATGATATAAAATATATGTATTCCATAATACCTGGCATTTCATATATTCACGGCGGAAAACATATTTTAAAAAATTTGAATTATCCTGAATATTTATTCCAACTGTAATATATAATGGCCAGACGACGAACTCAAAATAAAGGCTTTCATCTTTTTAGGAATGTAGGAAACATTGCCGTATCTGGTTTAGAGAAAGGTGTAGGTGCTGCCGGAAATGTTTTAACTCGTGCTACTAAGGGTGTTCGTAATATTGGCGTAGGCGCAGTTCGTGTAAGTGGTAAGGTATTGCGCGTTGGCACTGGTGCCGCAAATGGTGTAATTAGTGTACCAGGTCGTATTTTATCTGGGCGCACTCGTAGAAGAAACGGTAAAAAGCGCGCAACTAGACGAAGATAATCTTCGTTTAAAACCCAATAAAGATTTATTATAATATCATATTATGAGCTTTTCTAATATTTTAGATATTAGCAGTTTTTTTATAGGTATGTTAATAAATCTTTTATTAATTGCATTAATATGTTATTACTTTAAGAGAAAGTACGAAGCACTTGAAGTTGCGCAGAATGAACAAGCAAAGATTTTATATAACATTATACAACAGCAGCAAAATAAAAAAACGATTAACATTGAAAATCTTATGAATAGTGTACAGGAAGTTAATTTAGATAAATCGCCGAATGATTCTGACAGTGATTCGGATTCCGATTCTGATTCAGAAGATGATTTTGAAGACATTGGTGAAGTAAAAACGATAAATGTAGAAGTGCAAAGTGAGGTTCTAGAAGAACCGGTACAAGAAGTGGTTGTTACGAAAGTAGATGAGGATGTTGATTATAGTAAGATGACAATAAAAGAATTGAGAGATGTGTTGTCTAGAAAGGGTATAATTAGTAACAATAAAATGAAAAAAAATGATTTACTCACATTGATTGAAACTGGTACCAAAGACACTTTAAATTTAGAAGACGAATTG